TCACGGATGGCGTTGTTGATGCTACTTGGGGGACACCCCTCGTCAATGTTAATACCTTCTATGTCGGTATTTGACGAGTTGGTCGTTGAGTATTCTGAAATCTTGGTCTTGGGCATTTCTTACTCTCCTAAAAGGCCGGTTTGTGTTCCGGCTGCTGTTCCTACTGCGCCACCTCTTACTGCGGCACTACGTCTTAGCAACTGGTCTAATTGTTGAAGTCTTGTTAGTTCTTGCAACTGGTTTTGGAAGTTTGTTGAAAACAGGGTTGGCGCAAGGGCTTGTGCGGTTGGTTGCCCTGGCCCAGTTAAAGACCGTAGCAAGTAGTCAGTACCGCCACCAATTATGCCCTTTTGCTGAACCAGAGGAATCAACTCGTCCGTTCCCTCAAACTCACGCTGGGCAAGCTGACGACCCATTGTTTGTGAGCCACCAGCCATTTTAACGTCTGTCTGGCGTATGATTTTTTCACGCGCCAAGGAGTTTTGCAGGTCGCCCCAGTTTTTCTCTCCAACAATAATTCTTAGTTGGTCGCGTTTTTGAGGATTTGTCCATACCCTGCGAAGTGCGTCTGCGCCATCTGCGCCCTTGTTTATGTTTTCCTTTACGGAATCAAACACGCCAGCCCTAAATGCGTCTTTTTCTGCGTCACTTAAACCGCCAAAAGACCGCTTTAGTTCGTCTGGGGAGAATCGTGTAAAGTTCTGACCGTTTTCTAGCGCGTTCAAAATCTCTGTCTGACCAGCAAAAACTTGTCTTGCTTGCTTGTAGGACTTTGGCCCAACTTGGTCAAGAGCATTGACAAACTCTGTGCGCCGTTCTTTTAGCAACCCAAGTTCTGTGCGGCCAATTCCACTACCAGGTTGTTTGCCGGTAAACAAAACATCGTCTAGACCACGCTTTACATAGTCTAGGGTTCGCAGGTCAAACCCACCAACCCTTTCAATGTCTGCGGCACTTACTGGTAGGTTGACACCCTCTAGCGCGGCAATACGCCTTGCCTTTTGGTAGGCATCCTGAAACTGTGGATACTCCATCAATTCCGTAATTCGCTTGTTTTGTATTACACCGCCCTCTGAGAAGGCTTGGCGATACAGCGGCGCGGCAACGGCACTTCTTGTCTTTATAATGTCGTCTGCCAAGTCAAGAGCAGAACCACCAAAATTTAAGGCGCGTTGGAAGTCCGAGATAACTCGGCTAGCTTGACCTGCGCCACGTTCTTCTACCAACTGACTAGCAACCTGTGCCGCGCCAGGATATTTTGATATTGTGTCAGCCAATATACGAGTGTTTTCTCCAGCCGCCTCAACAATAGTTTCTGGCTTGTAACCACTACTCTGAATGGTTTTGAGCTTTTCCAATACCTGTTTAGGGCTAAGACCATCTCTTTGTAGAGCCTGAATCAGCTTCTCGTCGGCGCGTCTTTGGAATGTCTCTGCTGTGTCCCTGCCAATTAACTGTGCGCCACTCTGAGCAACCTTACGCCCAGCCTGACCAGCAATTCTTGACGCTAGTTCACCTGTCGGGCCAAGGGCAACCCCAAGTCCTGCGCCCGTAGCCGCCCCTGCTAGGCGTTCATCTGGCTGTGCGGTTCCTGCGCCACTAATAGCACCACTAACCCCGCCAGTTGCCGCAGCACCACCGTATCCAGTAGCCCTAGCAGATAGCCTTGAAGCCAACTGCGGAACCCTAGAGGCTAACTGTGCCGCACCAGCACCACCGGCGAGCATTGTAGGTATTCCACCAACTATTTCTGCCGCCATTGAACCAAGCGGGCTTTGTTCTTCAAACTGCTTCTTAGAACGGGCAATGTCGGCCAAAATGTCTTCGTATCTACCTTCTCCAGCCAAAGACCTTGCTCTTGCCTCAAGCTCGTCTGCGAAGCCAAAGGTTAAACCTTGTAACGCGGCACGGCCATATCCGTAGTCGGTCTTAGGAGCCTGTGCCTGTTGTAGCGCAAATTGGTACGCTTGGTCTCCAGTTAATTCTTTTTCTGAATCAACCCGAAACTTGCCGACATTCGGAATCTCTACCTCGTATGCGGGCATATATTATCTTCCTATTGGGGTCACGGTTACTCCGGCTGGAAGCCCACCAGCAGCCGAGTTCTTAAATAGTTCTAATGGGTTTTGCAAAGACATCAAACGCGCATCGCCTTCGGCAGGAGTTATCTTCTTGTTTAGAACCTCAGAGGCAATTTCTCCCTCTTTGATTAAGTATTCGTTAATACCTTTTAAGTAATCAATGATTGCTTTATTACCGCCTGGTTGATTGATAATTCTTGGCAAAGATTTCTTAAACAAATCTAAATCTGCGTCAGACATTGTTCCAGAACCGGGTGGCCGTTGTTGAGGAACCAAGCGGTTAATAATTGCTTCCGCGCTTTGCAGGTCGGTTAGTCCTTTGGTGTTAATACCAAAGTTTCCTGCGGCCAGTTTTAATCCAGCCTCAATACCGCCTGGTGACCTCTCTAATATAGAACCAAGTCTTGTAACATCCTTTAATGTTCTTCTTGCGTTATCGCCAGATTTTTTAATATCACTAAAATCTTCTGCTTGTTTTTTAGATGCGGCCTCTGCAAACGGGTCTTTACCACCAGCAATTGCTGTTGCTGTTGGTGCGTTAGGTTTTTTAATTCCAATATAATCCGACAAGGTGGTTCCCGCTGGAATTAGCCCTTTTTTTAACGCTTCTTCAAATTCGCCAATAACACCAGGCCCAGCTTTCGGCGCAGACAGTTGCGCTATGTCAATAATCCGCTTGGCAGCCTCTGGGTCAATGTTAGGATTCATAGCCAGACCAAGTATGTCTTGTTGGCTCATTGGCTGACGCTGACCAATCATTTCGGCACGTTGTACCGTTGGCCCCGCTTGACCACTTGGCATAGCAAGCGCACCCTGTGGGCTTAAGCCAGACATTCTTTCGTATGCCTGTTGCAACGCAGTACGCCCAGACTCTTGTTGGAGTTGCTTCTTACGCATCTCCTGAATCTGCAATCCCTTTAGCGCGTCTGTTATGGTCTTGTCCATTGCGCTCTCATACCCGCCTAAACCCGCTAGACCAATCTGCCCTAAACCCTGCAAGTTTCCTACGGGACGTGCCTGTGGGCCAGACAAAGCTGCCGCCTGTGCTATTGCGCCAAGCAGCCCCCTTGTGAAGGCTTTCTCTTTTGCCGACTCTGGGTTAATCCCAAGGAGTCCAAACAGTTCTTCGTTCATAAGTTACCCCAACAAAGTTGTGATGTCTGCCCGACGAGGTCTTTGGGCAAGTAGGTTTAAGTATTGAGAGTAGTCAACCGAACCCTGTGGCATCTGGTTGCGGCCAAGCATATTTGGTATTTGTGGTTCTGGTCTGCCCAACATTCCTCTGATTGAGTTACCAGCGCGTAAAGCGTCAATTGCCTGTTTTAGTCCAATCCCGCCTTGTTGCGCCCCAATAACGTCTGTTCCGAGAATTGCTGGATTGTTGATAAACGAACCTGCCGAACCAAGAACAGGAACGGCTCCTGCGGCAGTCACTCCTCCGGCAGACAACAGACCACCGCCAGCGGCTTCTGTAATCAATCCCGTTCCACCGCCCATTGAGGCAATTCCAGGCACTCCTGCGCCAGTAGCAGTAAGCCCAGTACCACCTGCTGTTTGACCGGCTCCAACTAAACCTTCCATTCCTAATACGCTATCAATAGTTCCTAGTCCTGCCCCTGATAGCCCTGCACCACTAGCGGCTGCCGTTTCTGCGGCGGCGGCTGCGGTTGCTGCTTCTGCGGTTCCTGCGGTTGCACCGGCTGTACCAGCACCTGCGGCTCCAGCGTTGGCTAAGTAAGCCCCGCCAGCTAACGCGCCGACGGTATACCAACCGCCAGGTATTTCCTCGTTTACGAAGTCGTCAGCTTCTCTGCCAACCTTTTTGATTGGGTCAATAACTTCGTCTTGAATAAAGTCGCCTACGCCACCCATTTATATCTCCATTCTCCAGACGTTAGGTTGGAACCCGTACTTTTTAGCCACCTTGTTCCACCCTTTTCTGTCTGTTTGAAAACTGATGTGTTTGCAATTCGTTGCCTTAGCGTAGTTCACTAGGTGCTGTACGCCTTCGTCTAGGTTGCCTTCGGAATACACCGCCCAAACGAATATGCCGTTCTCATGCGGTTTACCTACGAAAAATCCGTGCAAATCCTCGTTCACCATCCCCATCACGCAGACCGCCTTCTTGTACAGAATGGCCGCGTAAACATCTTCTGGAATCCACCTTGCGGTTGGTGTCTTGCGGAGTACCTCTTTTAGCCCGTATTCAATTTCGGGCCAGTAATTTCTTAATTCTTCGGGTTGGAGTACCCGTGGTGTCATCAGAACCCTAACAACCCGCCAATGCCAGCACCGGCTAATCCATACCCAGATGGGTTTGTCAGGTAGCTTCCAAACGAACCCAGGGCACTTTGACCACCACCTAAGAAGTATCCCAACCCTTGACCGCCAAGGTATCCCAATCCCGCACCCGCTAGACCACCCATGAGGCGGTTCTCAGGTAGCTGCGTGGTCTGCTGTCCGTAACTCGCAAGCGGTGTCCCGTAGACAGAGGAGAGGTAGGACATAAGGGACTGAATCGGTTGCTGTTGCCCGAACTGGAACCTAGCCATCTGCTCTTGCAGGGGCTGTGCGGAGATTGCTTCCCGCGCTGCACCAACCTGTGCAAGCGTCTGGCTTGGCAGGAACTGCTGTTGGTAGAAGGATGGGGCGGCTTGGGCGAGTTGTGCCTGTCCAAGCTGTGCCTGTTGTTGTAGTCCGCGCTCCCTAGCGTAGTCCTGACCAACGATGTTGGCAGAAACGTCGCCTAATGCCCTGCCGTAGGCTTCCGTAGCCCCGCCAAGGGCGCGTTCCATCGCGCCTGACCCGTAGCGTCCAGCCCGTGAATAAAGGCTTGCAACGCCCGGTAATACCTGTTCGCCAAACTGCTGTGTGAGTGGGCGGGTAGCGGCGGCAAGCATTGCCTGTTGGTAGGGGTTGCCTTGCAAGAACCCACCTGCGGCTGTCTGCCCAATCTGTCCCAAGGATGCTTGGTAGGCTTGCTGTGCCTGTTGGAGTGTTGGTTGTGCGCCGGTAGCCAGAGCCTCTTGTTGGGCTAGGGCTTGCTCTGTCTGAGCAGACGGGGAGATGTAGGTTTGGCCTGGGAAGAACGTGGGCTGTGGCCCTGTCAGGAATAACTCTCTGGCGCGTTCTAGTCCCTGTGTAAGAAACGGTCTTAGCGCGGGGTCAATCTGCGAGGTTGTGACTTGTTCTGCCATATATCACCTATTATAAAGATTATCCAACCAAAATGTAAGCATAAGTCTTGTTCGCCGTGGCGTTAGAAAAATGCGTAATTGTTGCCTGTCCTTGCTGTTGGGCAGAGACGTAAATGTTCGAGTAGACCGAGGGTGCGACATACGACACCACCAGAATAATTGACGGGGTTTCTGGTATCGCGGGAGTTACCCCAGCAGACGCTGAAACAGCCGCAAAGTGTTCTATCGACACCCCTAAGTCCGTGGGATGCCACGCAAGCTGAAAGTAGTCATTAGCGTTTAAGTCCAAGAAGAACGTGCTTGACGCAATCAAGTGCGACGCGACACCAGAAGACTTCCTAGCCTTTATACCAAACCTGCTATTGGAACCGGCTATATCCGTTCCGTTTTTTCTAAACCAGACATCGAAGTCCTGAACGTCGTTAGTCGTATTCTTTATCTGAACCGAGAACGCAACAGAGTAAATACCTTTGTTTCGGACATTGATTCTATTTGTGTTGCTTAGATAAACACCGTTAGACAAGTCCGTGGTGTCAAATGACATAATGTAAGCATCCGACAGCGTTGTAGCCGCTTGGTCGGTTTCGTCTTGAAATGCACCGTAGGGCGCAGAGTCAACCTCTGCCGCGTCCGAGAACGGAATCAGGACAATTTTTGTATCTACAGAAATACGCTCGTCTATCAGGGTAGTGGTCGTAGCGTTGCCCGTAGCCAGCGTAATAGTCCCCGTGTTATTGGACTTGCCGTTCATCAGGTTGTTGACCACCTCGGAAATCTGCCGAGGGTCGCCGCCTTGGTACGGTAGAACTCTAAACATTAGCGCGTTCCAGCCTGTTGAATGTCTACGTCTATCCCAATTGCTGTTGTCCAAGTGCCCGTGGGCTGAAGTTTAACCCTGTGGTAACGACCGTAAGACCGTACCCCAATCCTGTTCTCGCTATTGGCAGAGGTAACAGTCGGGAAAGTAACCGTCTGGTTTAACTGCAATCTTGAAGCCACGGACGCATCGCCAGTCCCACCGTCTACGATTGGCTTGAGCATGGTAACCATAGACTGATTTGCGTCTGCGGAAATATCTGCCGTCTCAATCGTTGCTGTTTTGGAAGCACCTGTGAAGGTAATCAGCTTGTTGCCGTCAATCCCAAGCAAAAGCAGTTTCCCGCCTAGCCAGTTCCGGCTGTCCAACGAAATACCCAAGGCATCTAGGCTTGCGCTAAACGCATCCAGACCCTCTAGGGTTATGGAAGGTGTAGACACAGGAGCCACGCGGGTAGCCGTTGAGTCTGCGTAAGACCACTTGCCTGTTGGGACGTGGTAGACCAAGACCCTGTAATCTAAGTCAACCGTTGGGTATCCCCAGACCACCAAGTTGTTGATGGGGTCGATGGCGGCACTCATGTTGCCTAAGTCTGATTCTTTTAACGAATTAAAGAAGTATCGGTTGACCTTCTCCGCGCCTATGT